TCCCACTGCGCTTACCGGTAGGTGGCGAGCCGCCTTGCACCGGCCCGATGCCATGACCAACCAGTCCTTGGTTGAACATCCCCAGGAACGCCGACGCTCTTTGGTCCTCGTAATCTTCCTGATCACGTTCGAGCGCATGCCCAATCAGCCCATGCAAAATGGCTAGCCGGAACGACGGCTCCATCTCGACATAAGTGTCATCGACAGCCAGGAAGGCTTGCACCTGACCACGAACCTGAATGTTGAACACAAACAGATCCGAGCGAATCCGTTTGGCTTCCAGCAGCGTCAGATTGAGCGCCACCAACAAAGACGCATCGTCGTAGCGGTAGGGCTCGATCGTATCCTGTAGCAGCGTGCGAGCGTCTTTGACGTAATCAGCAACCGAGTTCAGCGTCGGCTGATCACGATCGCCAAAATTGCCATACCAGCTGGGAGACGTGGTCACCGTAGGCTCCTCTTACGAGGAGCCTACGGACCAATCCTTAAGAAGCTGTTAAGCCAGGACGACCTTGGCTTCTGCCAGTGCCGTGTTGTCTACGATCTGATAGCCATAGACTTGAAGGCCCCGCAGAATCTGACCGAAGGTAAGTTCTGACCGCAGCGTCTCCACTTTCGAAATCTGACTGGCAAACGTAAGCGAGTGTGCATGGCCGGCGAAGATCGGCTGCTCACCGCTCGCAAAGTTTGTGCTGTCAGTCGAGTTACTGGGCAGCAGATTGGAGATGTAAATCGTGAATCGGTCCACTTGGCCCAATCTGCCGTTACGCAGCATGGAGACTGCGTCACCCGACAAGTATGCCTGCCTGAGTTCGGACTGTTTGATGTAGCGTCCGAGCGCAGCCGACATCACCACCCATCTGCCCTGCTCCGGAATGTTCTGCTCATCCAGAACCTGACCGAGCCTGAGAATCATATCCAGGATGCTGACCTGGCCGGCAGTCGGAGCCGCATTCACGGTGACCGGCGTGCCTTTGATTCCCAGATTGAGGTTGCCGCTGATGATGCCTGCAGTCGCGCCTTTGTTCTTGGCGTGAGCGCCTCCTACAATCCCTCCGAGTACATCGCGATCTACAGTAATCTTAAGTTGTTGTGCAGCATCGTCACTCCACATCGATAGAATATTCAAGTCACTCTGGACTTCCATCACGTCGTCCAAGATGAGCGAGAAATATTTACCGATGCCGATATACAGCTCGACACTGCCACCGGAAGGTCTGTCGAGGCCAAGCAATCCATCCGCCAAGTAGTCGCGAATGGTGATCGTAGGCTTCGTGCGAATCTTTACACGATCGCCCATGTTTTGGATCTCGCCTTCGTAATCTGTATTTGAGATAGCGGCGAGAACTGTTGAGGCGTAGAACTTCTCTACTAGCTTTGCACTCCAGATCTCAGGAATAAATCCTGTGGCCTGCAGGGTGTTTGCAGTAGAGCCGACGGGAGTCAGGGGAGGGGTGGTACCGCTGGTAGCGATACCAAAACCCGCGGTCGGAATAGTCATCGAGGTAGTCCCTGTGCTTGGGGACTACCCCTCAGAATCCATATCTAGACGGCGCAGCCCCCGGTTAAGACCGAAAGCGCCCTTCTCTCTGAGCTGCGAAGATATCAGCCTCTAAGCGTGCCCACTCGGCTTCTCGGCCAGTATAGGCACCACGTCGATGCTGCTCATACAGCTGTTTGATCTGAGCGCGTGTGTACACGGGCTTGTCGGTTGGCCACGAGGCATCGCCTCCAGTGGCTGGTCGTGCCCGTCCGGGAGCCGCCAGGCTAGCCAATGACAACGACGCTTCTCTAGGGGCCGATGGAGCCAGCTGAGTGGTCGAAGCCTGTTCGTGGCCTGTGGCTACTTCCTCCGCAAGGAAGCTCTTGAAGAACGAGATCACTCTAGGGGCAGAGCCAGCTGAAATGGCCTCGTTCAACAGCGTTTGTCTAACACGACCAGAAAGAACGTCAATACCTAGCAACCACCGATGCCAACGGGGATTGCGGTCGACCTCGCGATAATTCGGCACCGCGAGCTCAACAGCATTGTCCATCGCACGCCGGTCTTGCTTGGCTAACCGCTGCCGTAAATCGCTGTTCTCACGCGCCAGCTGGTCCAAATGCGGTGCGATCGTATGCAGCGCCGCCCGCTGACTCATATTGAGCAAATCACGGCCGTAATTCTGCTCATCTCTTTCAGTCAAAAAGGCCTTGGACTTCGGAGGTGGTGCAGCACGACGTGAAGGTTGTTGCTGCTGTCGAATGACTTCGTTGTAAAATTTCTCCTGCAGCTCCCCGAGATCCTTGTGCGCCTGTTCGAGTTCAGCGCGTTCCCGCCCTTCTTTCGATAGAGCACGGCTTTTCCAAGTGTTGGAGTTTGGATCGAGCTCTTCGGGAGACGCAGGTGCCGACGGGGCTGGGGTCGGGGGGACATTCTCCGGCGAAGCCGGCACCTGCGCAGGAGGAGCCACCGCTGAAGTGAGTTGCTCCGTCCCACCGGAATATAGTGCGTCTACGGCTGCCGCCCGCTTCCGCACTGCCTCCGGAATATCATTCGGATCGTAAGGCAGCTTCTCTATCGGTTTGGCATCAACAGTGATGTCAACCATTCTTAGCCCTTTCTAACGCTTGTAGAATCGCCTTGCACTGCTGCGCATGGCCCTGTGCCTGCAGCAGATTCTCTTGTGAAGTGTCGACCATCACCTCGTATTGACGATCGGTGTAGTCGACGAACGCTGCGTAGAAGCCCTGAAATGCCGACGGCGAGGCGTTCCGTATGAAACGCGCTTGCTTCGTCAGTTCTTCGGTGTTCATGCAGCCTCGTCACCATCGTCACCTCCGCTAGGAGGCATCATTGCCGTTGGTGCTCGCGATGGTGCTTGCCCCATCAGCACCGGAGGTGCTTCTGGTTCTGGCGCTTCCGGCTCTGGCTGTTGTGATGGCTTGGGGTAATAGTTCGCTGCCCCCTGCATCGGATCGCCACCAGTCAGTGATTCGGCACCGCTGGAACTGCGCCGCTGTTCACTGGCACCCTTGCCGGTATGAGTAGTGACAGATCCCCGTCGTCCAATCGGCGTGAGATCTTTCTTGTATGGTCGGTTACGTGCCATAGGGGCTGTATCCTCCTGGTCCCATCGGCCCGATGATGCCGGCCCCGCGGATGCCCATGTCCGGCCCAGTGGAGTACGGCGTGCCACCCTTGCCGTACTCCCTAGTGGAAGTCGGCTTGATCCGCGGTGGACCCTGCACTGCCTTGGCCGGATCCATGATCTTTGGACGCCCTAACGGCTTGGGTGCCCGTGGAATGCCATATCGCGGCATGAAGACCTCCTACTGCGGGGTGGTCATGCCAGGTTTGGCGCGGTTCTGAGTAACCGTGCCCTTCGGCAAGTCCTTCCCGCTAAACCCTTTCTGCTTGTAGGTCGGAGGAGATGGTTCCTTGCGCTTCCACGCCTTGACCGGCGTGTTGCCCTTCGGTTTCGCCTGCTCCAACCGGCGATTCCGTGGAGCCATCAGCGTGCGCTCGTCCGGCCAGGTTGCTGTGAAATCGACGGATTGAAGCCGAACATCTTGCCCGACCCACCAGCCGCATACTTCGGCCCCGGAGCCGCCGACTGATCCTTGCCGGTATTGCCAGGCTTGTCCGGGCCAGCCGACTGCTTGCCGAACATGTGCGTGTCGCCACCCTCGGCGAACTGCACGTTGTGCTGGGCTTCCTTCTTGGTCGCGTTGACCGAGAGCTTGTTGCCACGCATAAAAAATCCTCCACAGAGTCCTGATGGGTCCGTGGAGGAGGCTAGGCGTTAACTCTTAAGAAATTGTTAAGGCGTGGCACTCCAGTGATCCCAGCCGAAATAACCGGCGATCGCCAGAATCAACAACGACAGCACGAACGCTGCAATGGCGATGATCAGATCCGGCCGTTCCGCCCACTTCATGCGTGTCCAATCCACCGCACCATCGGCGACCCAAGCAACATCGAGACCACACAAATGATGAAGATCAACAGGCAGATCGCCAGGTAGAGTCGCTGGATGTTCCACGGGATCGGCCACTCAAAAATGCTGGCAATCCAAGCGATGATTGCCCCCACCAACACCAACAACGCCACCAACAGAATGCAGTTGAGCGCCCCAAGCACGATCCCTGTAAGTGTCATAGTCTCCTCCCTATGCCGATCCCGTGGGCTCCTGACTGATCGGTGTCGCGTTTCTGAGCGGTCCCATTTCTCCCAAGTCCTTGCACCGGACCTTGGACTTGGATAGCCGCTGCCATATAGGGGTCCGGCGGCTAGAACTGTCACTTCCAGCTGATGCGATCGATGGTCGTTGGACCCTCGTACTCTCGCTCCCACACATACCAAGCGAACGGCATAGCACTGGACGCCTTCGGCCCAGCCCAGCCCTTGCGATGCATCATCGGCAGGCGATTGCGAAACACATGGATCCGCGCCAAGCCGGAATTCTCCAGGATGTCGGTACGCTTGACGCTCTCCAGAAACGCCAGTCGCAACAACATGATCACCTTCGGACAGAAGTAGAGCGCCTTCTCAACGAACTCCCCTGCCAGCTGATATGGCGGATTGGTCACGATCGCCACCTTGCTGATCTTGGAGATCGGCACCTCCACCGTCAAAAAATCCTCTATCGCATGCTCCCAACCGTAATCAAATTTGTCGGAAGCAAAGACCGTGTGTCCATGGTTCCGTAATATATTGACAATCGCTCCCGGCCCGCAGGCGGGCTCCCAGATAAAACGAGGTAGGTTCTCGGCACGCAGAAGTGCCTCAACCGCTGGAGCGGGAGTCTCGTAACAGTCGTCGCCTCTTTCTTTGTAGGCATGCTGTCCTGCCTGGGTTGATTTATCGAGCATTGGATGCAAGCTGCTTTACAAGAACAAGGCAAGCAAGCGAACGAACAGCATCTCGATTGCCATTCAGTGCCTGCCGTTCTAATTTTCTAATATGCTGTTCTAACTTCTTACGAACTTTTTTAGTCATTGTCTCGCTCCAATCCTATGACCCAATCGCCTTCCACGACACCGTCGGTGTGCCGGAATTACAACTGATGGTGACGCTAGTCTTGGTCGCGCTCACTTGCAACACGCCACCGGATGCCGCGGACGCTGTCACCGAAGGTACCGCATCAATATACGGTTTGGGAAAATTCATCGAGACACCTGTCGTACTCGAAACCAAACTGCCCCATTGCGTGATGATATTGCCCGACTGTACCCAACCAGCACCACCAGGCAAACCTGTCGCTCCCTGCACCGTCGGTGCTGGCCCAGTTGCACCCGTCGGC